AGGATATGAATTATCCCCGTTCTGTGGAATAAACCAAAGTCGCCCTTGGATACCTTCACCAGCATCAGAACCTAACCAGTTTGTGCTTGCTAACTCCCCAATACGAATTGATGAGACGTTATTATGCGAGTATGCGCGGGCTGTTGTTGATGTAGTTATTCCATAATTGCGTCCATAATACCCTGATGTGACATATGTTGGCGAAGCGCCAGTACCAAAGATAACATCTAGATAATTATTGTTTGTTGCAGGGTGAACAATGAAATCAATCTCAAACATTGATGCGTCAGTGTGATCATCAAGATCAGTAAACGAGATAGTCGCTACATTACTAATCGTCTGGTGACTAATAAGCTCTGTGTTACCCCCGACAGCCGCTGCGCTAGTCCAAGCGCTGCCGTTACTTGTCAGCACATTACCCGAAGTACCCGGCGCAACGTCTGGGATGTTAGCACTAGCGGCTTGAAACGTGCTTGTTAAAGCAGTGCCGTTTAGCTCTGCGCCTGTTGCAAGATTGACGACACCACTACCTGCTCCATCAAGATTTAGGTCTGTGTCCGATGTCGATGCGACAATGCTGTCTACCTCAAGAGTGCTCATATTATCACCAAGACCCCTTCAACTGTTAGTGTGACGCCACTAGCTACGCCTACAGGGCCGGTTGCCGATGCGTTCTCTGCCGATGTGATCGTCACGTTTGTGTTTAATTCAGCTTCGTTAATTCGGAAGATGTCGCCGGGGCTGCTACCTACTGTCGAATTATTGCCTTTGAAGTAACCAGCACCGCCACCAATCTGCCCCCAAGCTGACCCATCATAGCCTTCGAACTGAGTTTCAGTTGAGTTGTATCGGAAGTAACCCGTAGCTGGTGAGCCATCACGTTGTGCGGTGGTGCCGACGGGGATGCCAGCGGAGCCAGTCGTTGATGTTTTAGCAACAAGAGTTGCTGGAGACACAGACGCTGCTGAAGCAGCTGCCTCTGACGCGCTCGTTGATGCTGAAGATGCAGAAGATGACGCCGTAGTTGCGCTACCAGATGCAGCGGATGCGCTGCTAGATGCAGAGGACGCGCTGTCAGCTGCGGTAACTGCTGAAGCGGCTACCGCGTCCGTAATTGCGTCAGTATACGCCTTGGTCACAGCGTCTTGAGCAGATGTTGGAGTTGCGAGGTTAGTAATCCGAAGATTTTCACTTGTCCACTGTGCGGTAGCGTTATCTATTTGTATCGTTGCGTCAGTAACATCGATGGCTTCTTGCGCCATGTAGAATGCTTGTAGACTGTCTGTATCCAGCACGTCTTCTGATAGAATGCCACCGGTCTGATAGTCCACGAGCCGTGACGTCTGAGAAGTCGCTCGCTTGACAATGAGAGTTGAGCCACTCGCTGGCATTGAATTCATCTGGATGCGTGAAGTCGTAAGGAAACTGAAAGCTGTTGTGGCACTTCCGTTGAGGAAAACCTTTACGTCACTCGCTGAGATGTACGGAAAGGTTACGTCAAACTGATCTGTCGCCCCGTCCAGCGACGAGTACGTCAGAGTTGCAAATGCCATTTAGGTAGCTCCTAATCTATGATGTGTTTGAATATTTGTTGAAATGATTGCCACGGTGCTAACTTCAGCGCGTGTTTACCAGCAGCATCGGTGTCGCCGTACATGGCGTTTGTTCCAGCGCCCATGATGTCAGCCATTGTGCCGCCGGTTGGTCCAAATAGAAACGAAAGTTGATTGCTGTTCTGGGAGTACCTCGAAGGTCTTTCCTTTGAGCCAGCGGCCCATGCACCCCAGTTGTAAACAGCCGCACTTGGCACTGTGGTGTACATAAGAAAACCACTTCGATCTAGAATGTCGTATGCCCATGCGGACGCACTGCGATCTTTGATTTCACCATGTCTCAGTAGGTCTTTCGTTGCGATGACCCCGGTTCCCAGTGCCGCTGTAAACGCAAGGGACAGGATTGACTCCATGTCGCCATACGTTGCTCCCCGTTGAATTGCGGGAAGCACATGGCGGTTCACGGAGACAAATCCGTACGTCTGAAACTGCATGAGTGTCTTGTAGAATGGCTTGGACATGAAGAGAGGCGTATCGCCGATACCTGGAGTCATGACAGCTCGTTTTGCTGTGCGACGTAGGCCGGTCAGAACGTCCTCGTAAGCTGCGTGACCATTAGTTCCTTCATCGAGCCAACGATGGATTTGCAACTCGTACATACCATCTGTCTTTTGAGGCTGATGTTTAGCCATTATTTTTTGTATTCTACGGGCTTGTTCTTGGCCTATGCCAATGCTCGCAAGCTTACCTATTTCGAGCCTTGCGGATTTTTTTCCGGCAGAAGCAGCCACCAAAAGGTCGTCATAGCGCATCATTAGGGAAGCAAAATTGTGCTCCATCTCAACCATAGCAAGGGCTTTAAGCTGTGTGTTCCATAGCGTCATTGCTGAGAGCGTCGTTGTCCCAGATGCCATGCTCTGGAATACGCGATCAATTGGGGAAGTTATGTTATGCTTGATGCCCCCTTTGTCTCCGATGCCAGCCATTGATTTAATGTCAGCAACATCAGCAATCTTAAGAAGACGTTGGTTCTGAAGCATACGTTCACTGGCGACTGCAAGACGACGAATTTCCTCATATGAAGCACCCTTCATCGTCCGACGCATTGCCTTCATTGTGTCCATTGACAGTGCGTGAAATCCACTTGTAAGCGCGACCGTTGAGAGGTCAGTCATCGATGGGATAATAAAGCCAGTACCGTACTTGATGAAGTTTAACGAGCGAAGTTTCTCCATGCCCCAAATGATAAAACTATCTGGGTCTTCAGGCAGAGCGTGGACACCAAGATGGCGATCCCATAAGCCTTCCGTTTTCTCGATCATCCTTGTTTTCTCATTGTCGAGGCTTTTGATATGTTTTTCAGTTCGTCCTTTGCGTCGAGCTTCAACAATCATTTGATCAAAGTCGTCTTCAATTCTTCTGACGATGTCAGACACTTGCTCAGTATCAAATATTTCACGCATCGCAAGCCGCGTACTTAAGTCTTTGTGGGCACTGTGCATGACACTGAATATGTCGTTTCTGAGTAGCCCCAAGCGCACAGCTTCACGACGCTCTTTATTGGTATAGTTAATCTGTCGATCTTTAGTACGACCACTTGCAAACACTTCAGTCTCGAGGACACCACGAGGTATCTTCGTCTGCTTACCGAGCTTATCGACAAGCTCTCGGACATACTCGTGAACTGGAAGCTGAGCCTCTGTCTTCTTGAGAGACTTCTTTGCCTTCTTCACATCCTTACGCGCAGCTTTTGCAATCTTAGCCTTTTCTTTTTGCATCTTTCGAAGCAACGGCCCAGCGTCACGAGCTGCTTTCTTTTTAACTGTTGCTGATTCGACCGCCTCTGCAAGCGCATCAACCTTTGGCTCTAACTTTTCGAGCTCTTTGTTTAACTTGTTGAGACGTTTAGTTACTACCTCCTTGCGGCCTCGAAGCTTTGCAAGAACGGTGTTGTAGATTGGTTGGTGAGACGCTTGGATGACAGCTGCATTCAAAGCGTCCTCCCCTACGTTTTCAAGCGCGATGTCGGCTTCAGTCAGCATTGTGCGAGCATCACGAATGTCTTTTGTTGGAGCGCCTTCTTTCTCAAGAGTAGACAAAAGGTCTTCTGTTTGCTCAACCTCTGATGCGCGTTCCTTAGTGTACTTGCGGCGAAACTTTCCGGTGTCGTGGAATTGATTCATTCGAGCATCGAGCTCGGCTTCAAGCCGCCGCATTTCGTTGTCGGTCTGTTGTGCTTCTAACTGTAAAGCTTCACGTTCCAGCTTTCTCTTTTCGACTACAGCGGACTTTTCCTTCAAGATAGCACGAGCTTCTTCTACAGTTGCCTTTGTTATCTTTGTGGTGTTGCTGCGAAACTCAGCTGCAAGCTGAACAGCTTCACGCCGAGCTGTATGCTCAGCTGCAACGGCCATGTCGAGGTCTTGTTCGGCTTGTCGTACTAATCGTTGCTGCGTGTCTCCTGACCATTCTTCGAGTACCTCGAGACGTTGATCCACGCCGCGCTCAATAGAGAACACTTCTTCGCCAATTTTGACTTCCTCTTTGCCGAGCTTTTGGAACTGCTCGACTGTAAGATCAAAAGTTTCTTCGAGCCACTCTGGATTCAGCGATGGGTCATCTAAAAACTTCTCAGTGAAAAACTTGATGGCAGCTGTTCGGTTAGCTGAACCACGGAAAGCCCGTGGGTTGTAAAGCTGTGCTAGTCCGTAATCTCGACCCATTCGTTGGTCTTCGCGGATCATACCCTTTTCGACCATCAGGTCTTCCATCCTCTGGTTGATGGAGTGGAGCTCTTCCGCGTTTTCTTTAAGGACCCGTTGAATTTCAGTTACGCCATCGTCTCCGAAACGCCCTCTGAGATTTTCAAGTTCCTCTTCACCGATGTCATCGAACAGCTGCTTGTATGTCAAATCGTTAAACTCAAAGTCCTCAAAGAGACTTCCGTCGTTTGTAGTACCTTTCTCACGACTTCCCGGCATCACAACGTCCTGTGCAAATCGCTTAGCCTGACGAGCCTTTGCGTTTACAGTTCGACCTACTTTCTCTACAGCGCTGTCTCCCTGTTTTCCTTGAAGTTCTGCAAGGTTTATGAGCAGCGACTGAAAGCGAACTAAAGCGTTTTCGTGGTGTAATTCAAATGTATACATCAAGCGCTCAGCGAGATCTTCAACAGACATTTGCGCTTGGCCGCGTTCCATTGCTTCAGTCAGAACGCCACCTGTATCAACAAGCTTTTGCACAAGGTCTTGTACATATTTAGATCGCGACATTGCCATGTCGATTGCAGGTATAGCGCGACCTAGAGTTCTAACGATTGGGTTGTTCATCGACTTGCCGACAACCTTTTGACCTTTCTTGACAGCTGCCGCACCTACTGATCCAAGCGGTGACTCTTTGACGATCTCAAATGTCTTCTTACCGGCCTTCACGACAGGCTTCACGACAACACTTTCTGACATCTTTTTGCCAGCTTTATTGAAACCGATCATCATTGGTTTATCAGGATGAAAAGGACTTTCAGGGTGACCCGGATGGAGACGGCTCGAAGGGTCTCGCGCTGACTTATAGACACCGATGCCACCGCCAATCACTGAGCCAAACCCGATGTTCATGATGGACTCTGTGGTCGTTCGGAGGTCTTGTTGCATATGCAGAAGCGCTTCTTGGGCACCTGTGTAGACACCACCAGCGAGAGCCATCTTGCTTACTTTCGCCAGCGTCTTGCCTTTTTGAAACCAGCCGCCAATCGGTACAAGAGTTCCTATATCGATAATCGAGAGGCCAGCACCAGCCAACATACCAAAGCCGCTTCCATTTGCTATTCGTGTTCTGTCTTCGATCTCAGACCGAAGGCGTTTAGCGCGGTCTCGAAACTGATCTTCATTTACGACGTCGTGGAACTTTTGAACTCTCAAATAAGACTCTACGTCAGCGAATTCTTCTTTGTTGCTGTCCCAGAAAGCATAGGGATTAAAATTACGGTCAAACGTATACTGGTTTGAATCACGATCTCGTGAGAAGCCATATGCGAGGGTGCTGCCAATGACAGCTTCTTGCTGATAAACGAGACCAGCTGTCTCAAAGAAACCAGCAGAGCTCTCCATTTGGATTGTCTCCAGCGGAGCTTCAGCGGCGTTGATGAAGTCTGTTGTTTGCGTAGCGTTGACAAGCTGGTCGTACTCAATCTCGGTGATGCTCATACCTCAAGATTTCCTATTTTACCAATGTTGATCTCAAACTTCATACCTTCGCCGTCTTTCGATCCGTACAGAGCGGCCATACGTCTAATCATTCCGTAAACCCCAGCCTGTCCGCTAGTGGAGAAGGCATAGAGGTTTTTCAGTTTACTGAGATCATCAGGGTTAGCTTGTTGTAACTTTTCAGCATCATTAAAATTAAATTGATCTGTCAGGATGACGTCTCCATTCTTCTCTACTCTGTATGAGAACTGTCCGAGTGTGGTTTTAACACCGTATTCTGGATTGAATATGTTACCTAAGAAGCCAGCGGAGTAGATGCCTGAGTTTCCCGATTCGTAGTCTTTGTACTCAATGACGCCACTTTTCTTGTTGCCCGTTTTCTTTATCTTCTCAGTGACTATGGATTGCATCGAGGCAATCTGGTCGTCGTTAAAGAAATCCTCGCGAGCGATATTATCTAAATCCATGCCAAGAAGATCATTCGCAAGCGCCCGAATGTTTGAGGGGACGGCAGTAGTTTTTACCTTTTGAGCTACGTTAGAAACTTGCTGAAGCACTTCTGAAACCATACCGTCTTGAGGCTGTTGCGAGGCCTGTGCGGCATTAGGTGCAAACATTTTTGCAAACATGCTGCTGCCACTATCATTACCGTATCCCAAAAACATGTCTGCTTCTAAGTTGCGACGGTTAGCAATCCCAGCAATTTTATACTTGTTAGACCTATTGCGAATTTCATGCTCAGCAGCTTTAAGATCACCGCTACGAATAGCCTTCGTAAGGTTTGGCCCAATCAGGTTTGGGTGATTGTACGCAAGAGACACAAGAGCTGTGCGCTGGTAGCCTTTGAGAGGAATGTCGCCAAACTTTTGAGTAATCAATCGCTCCGCTTGTCCCGCACTTGCTTCAAACAGAATTCGACTATCAGCTGCACTCAGACTTGCTGTACCATTTAGTGCTGCGTCGAACTCAGCGTCTGTTTTTGCGAGTACCTTTTTAAACAGCCCCCGGTTCGTAGGCTCGTCGAGGTTAAAGCCATACCCAATGGTGCGTTTTCCAAGACTGTCTTTGTATACTTTCTCTCGGTAGTCTTCATGCCCAACGATGAAATCAAAGCGTCCTTGCATGTAGTTGCCGACGGCCTTTTTGTTTGACGAGTCGTAGACTTCGGGAGACATGCCAAAAATTGTTTCTCCCATTTCTTCGAGAAAACTTGGCGTGTCTTGAGAGCTGTCCGTCTGAAAGTTCGTTATATTTTTTGTAGGCCCGACTAAGCCGCCGTTTTGAAGTTGACCTTGAATTGCTTGGTGCATGACACGGTCGTATAAAGATGGATCAGTGACGTTATCGAGACCCGACAAGTCCAACGGAAAGTTTTGCTGTGTTTGCTCCAAAGTCATTGCTGTCATTAGTCATCTTCTCCGTCTAAGCCTAAGGGCATGTTCCGTTGATTTTGAACACTGAACCTAGAAGCACCAATTTTACTTCTTAAGTCCTGTCGTCTTGGCATTGCAAACTTACCTGCAATTGCTTCTCTTAAACGAGCTTCAGTCATAAAGTCAGCGGGGGGGTCCTTGAAGAACGCCTTGATGCCGATATCGTAGTACCTAACGTCGCCGTCTTTTGATGATCCTTCACGAATGGGAATTAAGGTAACTGCCGGGTGGAGGTAACGCTGCATCAACTGAGAGTCTCTTTGTAAGTCTCCTGTGAGCTTGACAGTCTCGTCTTCAAAGCCGTCAACAAATGGAACCCAGTTGCGCCAGCCGCCCATCCGCTCTTGGTTGGAATTAAATAGACCTTGCGCGGTGATGTTCTGATTGAGGCTTAAACTAAGTGGTAACCCAGTTTCGATGTTCCTAACGCCATAGACATTTTTACCTCTCAACGCTGCATAAGGACGCATTTCTAATTTACTTACATCTACATTTTCGGAGATACCAACCAACGACTCAAAGATGTCTTCTTTTGCTTCCTTTATGTTTTCGACAGTATTCTGGTCTTCACCCCAAGGAGTACGAACACTAAGTCCATAAGATGCGTTCTCACTGGTGACTTCACTTGTATTTACAGGGTCATCTGTGTTGGCCCCACCGACCTCTTTTTGAAAGTCCAGCAAGTTTCCAAATGGTACAACTTTACCTTTAAACGTCGCCGCAAGACGTTTTCTGAGTTCTTGCGTTCCAATGTTCATCCCCGTGTTTGCTTTATGAATTCCTGCAATGACCCGTGCTTGTTCTCTAACTGCCTTTTCAAGAGTAGGGGAGTATTTCCAATCAGGGTCTATAAAGCGACTATCGCCAGTGATGAGTTCACCAAGATCGTCACCTAAAAATCCGCTGTCTACGTCACCAAACAGAACATCCTCTATCCGTTCCTCAATCTCCTTTTTAGCTTTAGTTCCCGTTGGTTGCTCGTCATCGCCATAAACAGCGCTCGCAACTGTCGTCTCAGCTATGGCGACAGTAAGAGACTCTTGGTCGATTGCTAGAATTTGATCTAGGTTGCCGTTAGCAGCAGCGGTCAGATACATTGTGGCGAATGGATTATCTTTGAACTTAGCCGCTAATATTGCACCAGAGGGGTCTATTACTTCTGCGGCTTTCACAGCATTCTTAATGATCGTTGGGTTCTTTGAGTTAAACGCTGAGACTAACTTTTCGACAGCTATAGGGCTAATATAGCCGTTATGTCTGTCCATAAGATTTTTGGTAGTTTGTCCAAACTTAAAGGCTCCTTCTGACGTATCTACATTTAGATCAGCGTACATAACCTGCGTTGTGTTTTTTAGTTCTTCATTAGTAAGAATATGGTTACCTGAACCGTCGGCGTTTTGATTTGTCTTGTTGATTAAAATTGTTTGATCTTTGATTTTAACCATCTCTGCCGCGAGCTGTGTTGTGATCTTAGCTCTGCCGTTACCACCCACTCCTGCTATTTGATCTAATTTCATAGCTTGTCTATATGTATCAATTAATGTTTGTCTTTTTGCTTTAATTTCAGCGGCAGTTCCAGTCGGCATAGCGACAGCAGCAGTGACGACTGCCGACATTTCTTTCAAAGCTTCTTGCCCTTCCAAAGTCACAAACTTACTGTGTGCATCGTACAGAGCTGCTTTGTGCTGTGCGATCTCAGCTGGAAATCTTTCAGCTAGTGAAGGCAGTTCGGTCAGGTCTTCACCATCAAGGGTTTCCTTGCGGTCAAAGAAGGACATTAATTGCTGAGCGCCATTCTTTGTTTTCTTTGCGCCTTCAATCCAAATGCCCAAGGTTTTAGCTTTAACCTGTCCGTCTGTAAGCTGCGGGTTTGCTTCACGGATAGCCGCAGACGAAGCGTAATAATTTTCTGTAGTCATTCCGTTTGGTGTCTGCGTGTAGCTATAGACTTCCCGCGCCGCAGCGGTCATTCGCTTTGCTTGTAGTCGCTTGACGACTTCCAGTTCGTTAGTCAGTCGAGCTTGCTGTGTGTTCTCTCGCCATGCAGATTGCATTTCGACGTCGTGATATGGGTCACCCGTTCCGTCTGTGTAGTTGTCTTCAAAATACTTACTAGTGAACGCTTCGAAATTCTCAGGCGTGACTTGCTGTCGAGCTGCCTCCTCGATCATGTTGGCGTACATCTTGTTACCGTTCAGTCGTCCCAGAGATTTGTTGTACGACTTTCCGTATGCTTTCCACTCGTCTGTGTTTATCATTTGGTCACCGACCTGCACTTGCTCTGGGATGGACCGGTTAATACTTTCAGCAGTCGATAAGTTATCTTTATTCTTTTCGTAACTCTTTAAGGCGTCAATTTGCGCTTGCAGTTGTACCTCTTCTCGAGTGCGTTTTAGATCGTCAATCTCAACAGCTCTGTTGGTCTCCAGCACGTCTCCAAGGGACTTATTGATTGACCCGAAGAAGTTACTGAAAGCGGCAGACATGTCGCCAGCGAAGGGATCGACACCTTGCATCGACGAGACAAACTGAGGAACAGCTTGTGACGTTACGCCCGGTGCAGATACTCGCTGCGACGTGTTGACATCAAGGTTGATTGAGGAGCGGTTTGATCTAGCCATTTTATTTGTTCTTTATCGCATCTAGAGTTTGATTGTGCCGGTATGCACCAGCTCCAATCGAAATACCGGACGAGATGAAGCTCATCGTAGCGGAGTTGGACGCGGCGTTTGCTCTGTTGATAGAATTCATTGCGTTGTTATTTGCTATCCTCACTGTGTTTGTGTAGCCCTGCGCTGACGCTGCTTTGGAAGCACGGCCAGATTCAATCATAGCATCTGTAGCTTCACCCACTCTGATGAGGTCAACGCTGTGCGCGTAGTCGTTTTCGAAGAACAGATTGCCAAGAGAGCCCTGCGTCAGGCTCGTCTCAGCTGCTCGCATAACTCCAAGCTCTTCATTAGCCTCGCGGATCAGGTCGCTTTTATCTTTAACCTCTTTCTGCTGGGCCTCACCGATTTGACGGTTTGCTTCAGCATACTCAGCTTCTGCTTGAGCCTTTGCAGCCTTCGCAGCTTCTTCAGCTTGTCGTCGAGCGGTAGCAGCAGCAGCGCTTGCTTGGCTTTGCTGCATCATCATAGACATGCCAGATGCAGCTACAGTTGTGGCAATGATTGCGGCAGTTCCGGCATCACACATGATTTACTCCTGCGCCGATACTTCGTTGTAGTAGCCGGTGAAATCTATTCCGGTAATGATCATTGGGAGCTCCGTTGAGTTTTTAATTTTAATGACACAAGTTGTCGCCTCAGTCTGAACTGGAATGGAATACTGTCCGCTGTGTATCGCAGGACTTCCGATCAAGTTGTCGCCTGATCCGATAACTCGTCCGTTGAAGGTAAACACTTGCTCTGCTCTAAACGCTGGCGTGATGGACACATTGAAGTAGCCAGTCTCTTGGTAGTTGACTTGAAAGCGCTTCAGCTGAAAGCGGCCTGTCGTCATCGTTTTGTTTGGGCTAGTGGGGTCCCGCATGTACAACTTTGAAAGCTGGACTTCTTGATCGAACGGAACACCAATGATCGCAGCGCCAGCGCTATAGTCACCTAATGCAGACAAGTTGTTTCCACCGCCGTCGTATGTGAGCGTTGGAACTTCTCCACGAGTGCCAACTGCAAAGTCTGTGGACAGTACGGCCTTTGTGATATCGACATGTGGCAACGTGGAGGTCCATAAGGTCGTATTGGTTCCAGCTGTGTAGCTGCCGGTTAAGTTTTGCTGTCTGTCGAGACACACTTGATATGGATGCTTACTGTCTACGAGCTGGTAACGCAGTGGAATCTTTTCGAGGAACACTTCGGTGTCGCGTTGGATAATGAGATACAGATCGCCTTCGACCACAGACATGTGGTGAATGTAGTTAGACGAAACCCCAGGTATCGCAAAGTCCCAGTCGTGCCATGCGCTCTGTGCTTTCTGATCACCATCGATGTACATACGATAGATATACATTTTAGAACGATCAGCTGACGAACTGTCACTCAAAACGAACAGCGTGTCGTTCACAGGATCAGCTGTCATTCTGACGATAGGTGCTGGAAGATAACCTAGTGCATGAAGTGTGATGTCGGCTGCTCGGTTCGACAGCGTGTTGTCGTCGTATTCATACTCGTAGACAACAGCGTCCTTTCCGCTTTTTGCAGCGAAGAACAGACGAGACCCCATCGATACAGGCGCACAGCCAGTTTCTGTTAGGTAGGCAGTTGTCATATCGACAGTTGCTTTTGAGGGCGTCAGAACGTCAGCGCCAGAGACTTCAAATTGGTTCTTATCGCTCGTCATGAAGAGAGCTTTGCGGAATGGGTGTGCGTGTTTCAGCAAGTTAACCTCTGAGCCACTCGCTGTCAGCCCAAAGGCGTCAGAGTCCAGCGATTGCGTTGAGAAGTCAGGCCAGAAGGTGAAGTACTTTCCGCTTTGCGAGAAGTAGACCGTCTCGCCAGCAATTAGTCCTAAACGATTTCTGTGGAAGACGACGCTTTGAACTTGAGACCCTACGAAGTCAGGATTAGGTGATGTGTCCACATCGCCAGCTAGTCGGCTGTCATATGTTCCTTGCTTAAATATAAAAGTGCCGTCTGCTTGTCTAACGAGCCAGTGCGGCATAGTCGCAGGGTCAAACGCATTGTCAGCTGTTGGGTCAGGCGACTCGATCCAGCCGCCGTCAGTCGCTGAGAACTTCGCCCAGTAACCAAGTTCGTTTCCGTCTAAAGTCGCACCGACGCGGATGTAGTAGTTGTCGGGTGCAAGCTGTGGAAGGTGAGCGCGTTTGGAGACACTCTGTCTCATCGTAATGGGACCGTAAGTATCGTCTGTTCCAGTGTGCTCGATTGTAAAATCAGACGCATTGCTAATGGTCAGCGTCAGGTCGTTTCTTGTAATCGAAAAGCCAGACGGCAACGTGATGTTACTTACTATGTCGTCAGCTACTTCAGTTGCACTGAGTGCTGGGTCGAGCGCGTAGGTCCACACGTCTGAGCCGTTAATCTTAATGGCATAGTCAGTCTTTGTGTTCGTCGTCTTGCAATTAATAAGCGCTAAGAATGGGCTTTCAGCATACGTTGACGAGGACATCGCGACCGTCTTTCCGTTGTTCGCAATGATCGTGGTGTCCGCAATCGTAACAGCTGAGAAATTATCTGAGGGAGTTTCTTGTTGCAGATACGCTGTGCCGTCAGGAAACGTAACGGTCTTCTGGTTACCTGCAAAGTCGTAGACAAGAAGTGAGCTTGAAGATGTAGCAGCGTCGTGGACAATTGAGATGAGATACTTCTCGGCTGCGTCACGGGCGTAGCTGTAGAAAAAAGGGGAGTATGTGCTTTGGAGAGCTGCTTGCACACCAGCAGTACTATCGGTCAGTTGCGCTATGTGGCGCGTACCGGGACGACTTTCGAAGCCACCGGTAACCACAGACATCATCACGTTTGTGGAGGACTGTACTTGACCGGGCAGACGTACAGTATCTGGTTGTCTGCTGACGCCTTGATATAGCGTTTTGACGGACTGTTCTAAAAGTGTCCCCACGTTTTAATAGCCAAACAGACGGTGAGCGCGTGATGTCGCATAGTAACAATGCGCTGAATCCGTCAAAATGTTTGAGTCTTCGTTCTCAGTCTCTGCGTCCATGAGCGCAGCATACGCTTCCATCTCAGCTCGCATCGTAAAGTTATCGAGAGCGACAGAAGCCATTTGTGCTTCTTGGAAACGACGCGCTGCGCGGTAGGCGATGTATGTGGAGAGTTCGACCGAGAGGTCTGAAAAGTCTAGGTGATGCACGATGTCGCACCAGACGAAAGATGTGAATGTAAACTTCTGGTCCTTGACGTTGTACAGCATGTTGTTAGAGCCGTTACGTCGGACGGAGACGTTAATGTTTCGACTTGTATCAGTCGTGTCTATTCGAAGATAACTGTCGGGAACGAGAATATTCCCGTTGATATCAGGGGTCATCTTCATTTTGAAGTCGGAGTTTTGATGCCAACCTTTTGCCTGAACCGATTTTGAAAGCTCATCGATTTTAGCTTCCGCTGCTTCAGCGTCAGGCAGTCCCGACGTTAGCGAGGAGACAGGCGTCTCACCGATTGCATCGAGGACGATGTTCACTGCTTGGAGCTTAGAAAGTCCCATTTCTTGTCCTCTTTAAAAAATGAAAAAACAGAGGGCAACTCCGAAGAGCGACCCTCTGCTTTGAGTAACAGACTTAGGCTGATTTCAGCACGTAAGCCATTTCTGGTCGAAGGATACCATGTCCAACAAACATCTTGCTGACCATGAAATCTTCAAGTCTGCGAACGTCACGCTCAGTTTCGAGGCTGATGTCCATAAGCTTGACCGTAGCGATTGCTTGCGGGCACCACATGACGACCGCTGTGTTCTGGAAGTCGGCACGATACTTCGTGTAGACTGCCGCGTTTG